ACTTTCTTCATCAACCTGTAGGCGCCGGTGCAGTTCGTTCTTACCTGCTACACGGCTACCCCTGCTTCTGTCTGATGGGCGCCACCTACACCCTTCGACAATCATTTGTTCTGCAAGAGATGGTCCTGTGTCTCCACGCTTATGCCAAAGTGATGAATCAAGTACGCCATAGTGTATTGATTCCCCTGCTTCAGCTTCTAGAACCATATGTGCTAGTTCTTTAGCTGGTACCTTGCTTACGTATAGTTCCCTGTAAACTATTAGAGTTTCGTTAGTAGGGTCTACAGTAAACCAAAGAACGCCAGAAGCAGAAGCGTAACCATAATCGCAAGCCCTAAACTTTCGCCATGAGTTTGGTATTTCAAACGGGTCAATAACATGTACCCGCCTATCAAATTCAGAAAATGCCGCACCTTCGGCAATATCCCAAGAACCTTCTAGTAACTGCTTACGCTGTACTTCTGGCAGTGAGAGCAGCATGGCTTCATAATCACCTGCTTCATACAAATATGGGTTATCCAACAATTTAGCTGGCACAAAACGCCTGCTAAAAAGAGGCTGACCCGCCTTAGAATGCCTACTTGGGTAGGTGAGGGTTTCACCGGTGGTGATATCCGTCGCCCAAAAGGGTCTTCCAGGGGTGGACGGGTCGATGAACATTTTCTTAACCCAAACATGTCCAGGTCCGCCAGGGTTTGTTGTCGCTCGCATGAAGACTGGGAGCGAAGGGTCTGCTGTTCTAAGACGCGAGCGTAAATAATCCCAAGCATAAGGTGTAGCATACTGTGTTAATTCATCTATACCAATATATGTAAACGCCTGACCTTGGTAACGTAGAACGTCTTTATCTTGTTCTAGATAGGTCATCCATATTCTGGCACCGGATGGAAAAACCCACTGGCTTTTCTTTTCCATCCACTTCGCACCCGGATAAGCATTCGGGTACATTTCTTGACTTTTATGTATCAATTCACGCAATTCATCATTTGTTCTACGTAGAATTAGCGCATTAAAGTTTTTGTTGTTGCAATAACGCAACGGGTCTATAATCAAAGCGTAAGACTTGCCGCCTCCGGCTGCGCCACCATACAGAACTTCGCGCTCAGGTGCCGCAAGAAAATCCGTTTGTGGGCCAGGATTCGGCTCAAACAGAATTTTTTCTTCAGGTTCTTCATTAAACCGGTCAAACCCAGAAGTTCCCATAACTTGGATTTCTGGTTCTGGATTTTCAAGGCGCTCAAGCTTTTGTATTTTTTTCTGCGCCATATTAAGTTGCATACGTGCAGAACGTTTTTGTTTAGCTAAGCGAGCCTGTTCTTTTTCCTCTTTAGTTTGAGGTGTTGATGTTGCCTTCGTTTTGGGCCTTGGCGGCACGGCGTTTTTGTTCAGCATACTTCCGTCTGTCTGATTTATCTGTCTTTACACGTTTCCACAGACCCATAGGGGTTATAGAGCGCCCTGTGTACTCTGTAAGCCATCTTGCTACTTCTGGGTAGGATGATGCCTTCAAGTAGTCTAGACCCTGCTCCAGCGCCTCTAATTGCTCGTTAATGGGCTCTAGGAGCTGGGGGTCATGCTCTGACCTTTTGTAGCCCCAAGGTACTCTAGGGCCATTAGTTCTTTCATATCGTTCAGTTGGGTTCAATTTCTGAGCTAGTGTCATCATCTTTTGCCGGTAAAATAAATACCCCAATTGGTTTATCTGAAGAAACGTTTAGTTTTTCTACTTTAGAAAGGCCAACCCTATCCAACACTTGTTGGGAAGCGGCTAGTCTTTCTCTATTGCCTACAGCTGAGGGGTCATCAATAACGCCAACCATTGATAAAACGGCTTTAGGAGCGTTAGCTGCCATCTCTAATTCAGCACGTTCTATAATTTCAGAACGTAATGACTGTATTATAGCATACGGATTAGTGCTTGTCGAGTACCCAGCTAAACGCATAGCTTTAGCATAACTACCTTTAGCTTCTCCAAATAATGCATCTAAAAAGTTATTTTGTAATTCTGTAAGTTGTTTAGGCACGTGGGTTCACCTTTTTTCCTGATTTAGTTCGCGCAAAGGAACGATTTGCGCTACGAGATTTAACAGCTAGTCTTTTGTTATTCATGGGATTACCTGTGGTATGATGTACATCTTTTCCATCACCTTTAGTAACCTTGCCCTTTTTAGCCATAATAGCCCTAGCCGCATTACGGGATGCCCGTCTTTTCTTTTGTTTAGGCTTTGCATGGTATTTATCATACTCAGCTCTGTAATTACGCTTGGTCATCCGTTGCCCTCTGTTGAATTATTTAGGTAAAATAGCAATTGCTAAAAATAAAAGACCTATGGCAGCTCCCATCACAGCACCAACTAAAGCAGTCATCTTTACATTTTCCATCATTTCATCGTGTGCTCGTTGGGCTTCTCTTCTAGCTTTAGCCGCTGCTTCCCGAGCTTCTTGTATACGCTTCTGTCTTTCAACTAAGATGCCCTTCCACGTACCATGCCCAAACCGCATATCTACCATAGTGGCTACTTCTTGTAACTTTTCTGCTGCTATCTTAGAATCAATAACATCCCGTGCTACACTATTTACGCCAAACTGGTCTGTTATACCTACACCAGCTTTTTTAGCACGTTCTTGTTGTACTTGTTTTTCACCAGCAAATAGATTATCTATATGACCAGCTATATCACTTATATCGTTAGCCGTACCAATTGCAGATTTAATGCCGTCTACAGCACTTTTTACCAATGCTATTCCTGCTAGAGTTTCGGCAATCATGGCTAGGGGTTCCTACTTGGGTTCAGGTCTACATACTGCAGTTATTTTTACTTTTTTACCATCCCCTGCTGGAACAGATTGTTGTCGAGACAATCCTTTAGCAAAGTAAAGGCATCTATCCATATCATTAAATTTTTGTGTGCTATCTATTAAATTTGAGCCTAAGTACACGTACAGTACAAATACAATCATTTAATTTTTACGTGCCGGATTATAATATTCTTTGCATGAAATAGTAACACCTATACTGCCACCACCGTTAAATACAACAATCTTGTCGCCGGCGTGAAGGTGTAGGCGGTTTGCTCCAATTACATCGTGTGTATCATTACCAGCTATAGATTTATTATTTACGATGGTGTAATACGTAGCATCTTCTTTGTGGTACCACTGAATTGATACATTGCTGGTAGAGGCTGCACCATTACTGATGTGCAGGAACTCCACAGTAGCATCGTGAAAATTAGGAACAGTGTACAAAATATTAGCACTAGTACCGCCAGCTGTTGCTGTTACAGCCACACTTTCGGTTGCTGTATCAAATGAAATGGGTTGTACCATTACTGATTCCAGTCTAACACATCCCTGTGCTTTTTCCAGAACCAGTTACCAATACGAGTAAACGGCTTGCCAATATTAAGCAAAACCATTGCAAAGTAATAAAGAATTTTCTTCCTCATTTCTTTTTAGCCATCCCACCGCGCATCATTTTCTTTGCTGCTACGCCGCCACGCATCATTTTCTTAGATGCCATTTTAGCCATGCCACCACCGCGCATTTTTTTAGTTGCGACACCGCCACGCATCATTTTCTTAGATGCCATTTTAGTTTTGCCCTTCATTGCGTAATTTCCTTCTCTCTATTACTAATGATTCATACACATCCGTAGGGAAGTGTTTATAATACCCAGACTTCTCCAGACTCAATGCTGCATCGTCTAAGGTAGATAGCCTTTGTACAAATACCATGCAGTAGATAAGGCTATTGTCTACTACACCATCCTCAAGTAAAAAATTTAAACCGGCCTTTTCAGCATCGTAATCAGGGTGGAACACCATTAGGTGCATATCCTTGCCTGCAATAGATAAGGCTTCGTTTACGCCATCACACCACCCATCTAGGTAGTGCATATCCGGTAAATACTCGCTAGCCCATACAACTATATCATAGTCATGTTGGTCAAAGTCTGAAACTTCTTTAGCTAATCCGTCTATTCCGGTATTTATGCTAAATGTAACTTTATTATCTAGCCATGCTTGCTTTGCGTAGGGGCACGGTGGTAGTCCATTAAGTTTCTCATTAGGTATTTCAAGAAATTCATGCGACCACTTTCGTATATCAGCTTCTACTCTGTGCATTAACCTTGCTTTATTTTATTGTACGCTTCTGGACTTGCAGCCTTTAGTGCTTTTAGGCCAGGATTATCTTGAACCATGCCACCTGCAGCATACATATGTACTTTTCCACCTGAAGTACCTCCAGAAACCATAGCAGTTTTATTTTTAGGTTTTTTCATTTTGGTAACGCCTTTTTTATTCTTTAGGTCACGTTCAGCTCTACCGCTTTTAATATATTCGGCTAAAGACATAGTATCTGAAGCTTTACCATCAAAAAAATTTTCTTTTATCTGCTGTTCTTTTGTTTTAGCCATGTCTATTTTCCTTTACCAACAGTAGGCAACTCCATAATATGGGGTGTTTTAAGGTTAGTGCCGCCGCTTCGTTTAGAAGTCTTTTTCATACCTTGTGATTCTAGATATTCTTGGAAAGTTTTTCCTTGTAGCATCTTGGGTAATGTAGCACCCGCTTCTTCCGCACGTTTAGCGTATTTAAAAAGCGTGGAATCAATAGTCTTGTTTCCTGTAATTTTAGGCGCTACATATTTTTCATAATAGTCTTTATGATAACGGGCTGGAGCAGATGCAGGATACGGTTTAGGCAATCCTTCAGGTTGCTTATCTGGTTCTTTTTCCCGCTTGGTAGAAATTACAGACATATCGACTGATTGGTATCCGCTATTTTTACTAGACATTTGAAAATTTTCCTTCTTCCATAGCTTTAGATAATTTAATCGCACGTGTGCCAACTTGTGTAGCCCAACGTGAATCCAGCATTTCTATAGCTGCTGTATTGTAATCACCGTCATGAATAGCCGCCCACATCTTCTTAAATTTGCAAAGACGGGGCACACCCATATTAAAAGCCATATCCATTACGACTAGCTGACGTACAGCATCTAAATCTTCTACACAACTATGGGCTCGGCACAGTTCTTCTTCTACAATTTCAATATCATTAGTAGCCAAATATACTGCATCCTCTTCAGTTATGCCGTATTCATACACGTGGTCTATGCTAGGAATATCCAAATCGTCTAGCTCTTCCTTAGTAATACCGCG